GAATAGGAACATTATGGCAATTACTAACGGCTACGCCACACTTCAAGAAGTAAAAAATTCACTTCGCATCACAGACAATCTCGATGACACACTCATAGAGGTTGCTATTGAGTCTGCTTCTCGGATGATTGACGGCTACACAGCCCGCACCTTTTACAATGCTGGAACAGCTACTAGAAACTTTGCTGCTACCGATGCCCTAAACCTTATTATTGACGATGCCATTTCAATTTCAGTAGTATCCTCTACCGATGAAGTTGGAGATACTTATGTAGTTTGGGGCGCTAACGATTTTCAATTAGAGCCTCTAAACAGCCGCTCTGACGGACTCTACATGCCATACACAGGCATTAGGGCTGTTGGTGATTACACTTGGCCTGTTGTTGACCAGCAAGCTCTTTGCCGTATCACAGGTGTTTGGGGCTTCTCTGCCGTTCCAATCGCTATCAAACAAGCAACAGTAATTCAGTCGTCAAGGCTTTTCAAGCGCCTTGACTCGCCTCTAGGTGTTGCTGGATTCGGCGACATGGGAGCTATCCGCGTTGGTCGCTACCTGGACCCAGATGTTGAACAACTTGCCATGCCATTTAGAATTATGAGAAACTTCGGCTAATGAGCATAAGTCAGATTAGGACTGCCCTAGCTGCAAACCTCGCCACAATACCAGGGCTTAGAACAGCAGCAGAAATCCCTGACCTGCCTAACCCGCCTATTGCAGTTGTTAGCCTAGATTCGGTCACATACGACCAATCCTTCGCAAAAGGCATGACCAACTATACTTTTACCATTACTGTCATTGTCGGTAGGACTGCTGAAAGAGAAGCTCAGCGCAAGCTAGATGCTTACATCACGCCAGGCGCAAATAGTGTCAAAAATGCGATAGAATCAAACAAGACTCTTGGTGGATATGCCTACGACTGCCGAGTCGTGTCAATGAACTCAGTTGGTTCGGTGACAATCAGTGATACAACATACCTCGCTGCTGACTTTACAGTCACAGTAATAGCAAACTAGGAGAAATAAATTGGCAAAATTTTACGCACAAGACTACAAGGTGACAGTTGGAACTGCTGTTCTCAGCACTTCAATCGCTTCTGTAACTTTAGACATTACCGCAGATGAAATCGAAACGACCAGCTTCGGTTCTAGCTATCGCGCTAGGATTGGCGGGTTAAAAGACGCATCTGTATCTCTTGACTTCCACCAGGACTTCGGAGCTGGTGCTGTTGACGCCCTACTATTCCCACTTATGGGAACTCTAGTAGATGTCAAGATTGCACCTACCTCTGGAACTGTAACTGCTACTAACCCTGAGTACCGCTTCTCGGCGCTAGTCACCCAGTACCAGCCTTTCGCTGGCGCTGTTGGCGACCTAGCTACCCTTTCGGTAACTTGGCCAGTATCAGGTGAAGTTGTAAGAGGAACCGCACCAGCCGCATAATCCTGCTAGGCTAATCGCATGAAACTAAACCTACAAATACAGTTCACCGATAAGCCAAACGAGTACAAGCAAGTTGTTTGCAGCCCATCAGACATGATAAAGCTGGAAACAAAGTTTGACATCTCGATAGCTACTCTTGAATCAAACATCAAGATTACTCACTTGCTTTTCCTAGCTTGGGCAAGTGAAACAAGGACCAAAGCGACTACTGCGTCATTTGAAGAATGGGTGGACACTGTTGAGTCCGTCAGTCCAGCAGATGAACAAAAAAAATAGTCGGGCTTGGTGATTCATCCGCTCACTGGTACATCGCAACATTAGCTTGCGAAACTGGGATTAGTCCCAGAGAGCTAATGGAGTTAGATGAGCGGATGCTGTGGACTTTAGGCAGGTATCTGGTCTATAAGGCTCAGCGCCAAGCACCTCGCACTTGAGAGGACATCCTTCGGGGTGTCCTCTCTTTTTTTGCTTCGGTAGAATAGATAAAGATAGGTGGTCTAAACATTGAAGCTTTACACAAGTGGGCAAAACACAATACAAGTCAGTGCCACAGACTACAAGTTAGTTATTCGAGAGCTAAACAAGATTGACAAAACCCTATCTACACAGCTAAAAAAAGAATATAGAAAAATCGCCGCTACTGCTCAATCTTCCGTAAAGAAAGAGATTCAGTCAATGGGTAAAAACGGCCCCTTTGCTGGTTCTACGAGAAAGTCAACAGGCAAGGCAGCCAACGGTATGGCTCATGGTGGTCGTACAGGTTGGGGAACTAATTATGGAAGCGCGGGCGGCGCTCTCGGTGATGCAAAAAGATACCCCTATGATTCGGTCCTAATCGAATCCTATACACGAGCTAAAAAGGGTCAGACAGGTATCGCTAGATTACGGGTAAGGTCTGCCGCTACTGTGCTTACAGATTTGGCTAGAAGCTTTGGTGGCACAAGGAAGACTAGGGTTTACCCAATTCGCTTGTTTGGTGGGCCAGTGATTATGCGCTCGCACACTACAACATGGAAGGGTGTTGCTTACTTCATCAGAGGACTTGGTGCAATTTCAAAGCCAAGCCTAAAAGGTAAGTCAAGAAATGTTTACCCTGGTTTTGATAAAGCCTATCCTTCCATAAGGAGAGAAACAGAGCTAGTGATTGAAAAAGCTGTCAGAATAGTAAAAGCAAACATTGATAGGAACTCCGTATGAGTAACATGTTCTTGAACATCGTCAGCACTTTTAAGGGCGATGGCATCAAGCAAGCCACTGGCGAACTAGGCGCTTTCAGTGGCAAGATGGGTGGCCTTGGCTCAATTTTGGGTAAGACAGCTACCGCCCTTGCCGCCTTCGGTGTTACTGCTAAAGCTATTAGTTTTGGTCGAGAGTCTATTGAGGCCGCTCGTGACCTAGAGCGAAACCTATTCGGTGTTGAAAAGGTTTTCGGAAGCCTTGCCCCACAGATGCAACAATTCAGCAAAGATGCTGTGGAGATGGGTCTAAGCCAATCTAAGGCAGCCAAGGCATCTACATTTATCGGTTCGGTTCTAAAGCAATCTGGTTTTGCTATGGGCGATGTTGCCGTAGAAACACAAAAGCTTATTAGCCTAGCTCAAGACCTTTCGACCCTCTATGGCTACGATGTCCAAGAAGCCTTGCTTGGTATGACTGCTTTGTTCCGAGGTGAGTACGACCCGATTGAGAAGTTCGGTGTCGCTATGAAGCAGAGCGAAATTAACTCTGAGCTTGCGGCTAGAGGGCTAAACAACCTTGAGGGTGCAGCTAGAAGAAACGCCGAGCAGACAATTCGGTTGGAACTTCTGTACCAAAGAGCGGCTGACGCAGTAGGAACTTTTGCCGAGCAAGAGGGAACTCTTTATGTCGAGCAAAAGAAGCTTGGTGCTACCTTTGAGAACTTCCAGGCAACACTAGGTGCTGCTGTTATTCCAGCAGTCGCTGAGCTAAACACTCTTTTTAGAGAACTTCTTGAGGACATCACACCAGGCATGGAGTCTGCCTTTGGATTCTTAGCAGAGGTTTTGACGGGTGTTGTTGGATTCTTCCAAGAAGCTATGGACCCTACTACCGAATTTGGTGAAAGCGTTGCAGCACTGGCAATTCAGTTTGAGTCGTTACTCAAAACAATTTTTGGTCAAGATTTTACTATTGCTGATTTCTTTGAAGGTATAACAGGTGTCATTTGGATTCTTACTGACGCTTTGCACGATGTATTAATGATTGTAGAAAACACAATAATTGGTTTTCAGGTCATGGGTGAATCCATTGGGTTGTTCTTTACCGATATGGAAGCTTTCCTAGCTTTCGACCCCGCTGGAGAAATCCGTAGGCGTATTGACCTAAAAGACACAATCAATGCAAACCAGCTTGCCGTCAAGCAATACATCGCTGAGTGGGACAAGGCAAGAGAACTTGAACTAAGTGGACACATTTCTGAAATTGGCATGACTGCGGATGCTTGGGAAAGAGCAAAAACCGCAGCAAACAACTACGCTAGGTCACTTTCTGGCTCAGCAGACTCAATCGAGCGTCAGCTTCTAAGAATTGCTAACCCACCAAAACCTACTGGTCCTGGTGCGGGTCCATCTGGAAATTCAAGCGTATCGAGTGCTAGTGCTAAACAAGAAAAAGCTCTTAGAGAAATGATTGCCGCACAAGAACAAGCGGCTAGAGAGCTTGCTGCTGCTCAAGAAGCGGCTAGGAGAGCAGAAGAAGAAAGACTGCAAAAAAGAGCTGACGCATACAAATCTTTTGCTGATTCGGTCAAGTCAACATTCGGTGGGATAAAAGAGTCAATACTTTCATCGTTTAGCTTGCCCGACCTTGGAAATTCGGTCAACTCTATTACTAGAAACATCAAGAAGCTTATTCAACAAACGAAAGACTTTGCTAGAAACATAACTTCTTTATCTCAGCAAGGACTAACCAACGACCTTCTTCAGCAGGTAATCGCAGCAGGGCCTATGGGTGGTGGCAGACTTGCTCAGGCATTAGCAGGTGCAGGTGGTGGATTTATTGGTGAGCTAAACCAGGCTTACGGCGAGTTTGGTGGCATAGCCTCTGGAATTGCTGGCGTAGGAACAACTGCGGCTTTTGCTAATGGAGAAATAGTCAATAACTATTACAACATTGAAGTTAGCGGTGGAGTCGGCTCTGGCCCTTCTATCGGTAAAGCAATCGTTGACGCTATCAAGTCCTACGAGCGCACCTCTGGCGCTGTCTGGCAAGGTGCGTAATGCCAGAACCAGCAGTCAAGGTTGAACTTGGTGTTGACTTAGGTATTAGAGACCCAAACACATTTGTCTTAGATAACGCAACTAGAGGTGTCTTAGACAACACCTCTTTTACTCTTTCAGGTGACAGGTTCTTTGATATCACTGACCGCCTTTTGTCAGCTTCCACCACAAGGGGTAAGAACCAGGCCCTTGACCGCATTGACGCGGGTAATCTAAACATTGTTGTTGACAACTTTGACCGACTTTTTGACCCTTTGTACGCTAATGGTTTTTACTTCGGTCAGCTAATCCCTGGTAAAGAAATTAGAATTAGTTGCAATGGCTTCCCTGTTATCTATGGAACTGTTGACGATATTGACATTGCTTACGAGCCAGGAAACAGGTCTGTTGTTAGCTTTCAAGCAACTGACGGCCTAAGCTTTTTGACACAAAATAATCTGCCAGAGGTTTTTCCAGATGTAGAACTTTCAGGTGCAAGAGTTACACGCATCCTTGACCTTCCAGAAATTGCTTGGCCTGCCGATAAAAGAAGCATTGACACAGGTAACAGCTTTATGTCTGATACTGAGATTTCAGAAGGAACACAAGCTGTCAGCTACCTTCAATTAGTAGCAACCAGCGAGGCAGGCGAGGTTTTTGTTTCTAAAGACAACAACTTTGTCTTCAAGGCCAGAAACTCTCCCCCAGGTGTAATTGACCTTATCTTTACTGACGAAGGTTCAATACCTGGCTATACAGTTATACCTTTTGCCGAGTTAGGTGTGGTTTATGGAACTGAGGAACTTTACAACCGAATAGTCTTGACTAACGACTTTGCTCTGTTTCCAGAAGAAGCCTTTGCCGAGGATGCTGAGTCACAGCTTGTCTATGGGCCACACTCTTACACAGTAAACGGGTTGCTAAACAACGATGCTGATGACCTTCAGTATTTAGCTGAGTTCTTGTTGGCTAGGTTCAAAGAGCCACAGTATCGCTTTAGCAACCTTTCGGTTATTATGGATGTCTTGAGCGAGGCTCAGCAAAATGAGGTTCTTGACCTAGAGATTGGTGACATCGCCCAAGTTCGGTTCACCCCTTCAGGCATCCCCCCAGCCATTGAGCAGTATGTCCGAGTAATCGGTATCAGCCATGACTGGCAAAACAACGAAAAGCGCATAAACCTAGCCCTAGAGCGTTTGGACTTTAGCCTGTTTATTCTTGATAACCCTGTATTGGGTGTCTTAGATGAAGACCGCTTGAGTTTCTAACTGCTAAACTACTAACAACAAAACTAAGGAAAACAATGCCAAGAAAAGTATTTACCGCTGGCGAGGTCTTAGCCGCAGCGGATGTAAACAGTTTCCTAATGGACCAGACTGTTATGGTTTTTGCTGGCACAGCCGCTAGAGGCTCTGCCATCGGTACAGCCACAGAGGGTATGTACGCACACCTAAACGACACAGACACTCTTACTTATTACAACGGAAGTGCTTGGGTTCCTTCAGGTGGCACAATTTTGCAAGTTGTTTCTACTCCTAAAACAGATGTCTTTACCACTACATCGTCATCGTTTACAGCGGTTACTGGTTTATCAGCAACTATCACACCTAAATCCACATCAAGTAAAATTTTGGTCTTGGCTCAAATCACCTATGGTGAAGTTAACGCTGGTGGTTATGGCGCTTTCAAAGTGACCAGAGGTGGAACTGACATATATCGTGGAGATGCAAGCGGTTCGAGAAGCAGAGCTGTCTTTGGTGGATACACTCTTGTTGACTCAGGCTTAACAACAAACTCTGGTTCAATTCAATTTTTGGATTCTCCTGCTAGCACATCCGCTCTTACTTACCAAGTTGAGGTTGCTATTGCCTTCGCTGGTTTTGTTTTGATAAACAGGTCTGGTGGAGATTTAGACGCAGATAACTCTGCAAGAGTTAGAGGGGCAAGCTCAATAACACTCATGGAAGTAGCAGGCTAATGGATATTGCAGCAATTCTTTTCTCAAAATACCTAGGTTCTCAATGGACACTAGATGGCGATGATTACGAAGGTCTTACTTGGCTAAGTGATACACCAAAGCCAACAAAGAAACAGCTTGAGGATTTATGGCCTTCTGTGCAGGCAGAAATAACCGCAAAGGCCCAAGCCAAAATTGACGCAAAGGCTTCAGCTATTAGCAAACTACAAGCTCTAGGTTTGACAGTGCAAGAGGTCGAGGTAGCTTTCGGGCTAACTGAATAATGGCTGAGGAAACAACTTCGGTTCGCATTACTCAAGCTGACATCTACAAGAAGCAACTTGAGCATGGCGAGATTCTAGTCAAGGTATTACAGAAGCTAGACCACCTTGACGATGTGCCAGAACGCCTGCGAGAAGTAGAACTAACCCTTGCCAGGCTTGCTTGGATTGAGCGCGTTGCCTACACAGGGCTAACAGCAGCAACAATCGCCATTATCGGTTTACTAATTAGCACGATAGGAAAATAATGACAACCTGGATTAGACCAGTTGACGGCGGCAGCATCTCTGACACCTTTTTAGGACACAAGAACCGAGCAAAGCCAGCCCTAAACCCTGGAATAGATTACGCAGTTCCAACTGGCACACCAATCAAAGCAGTTGCGGATGGAACTATTACAGGCATCGTTCCAACCTTTACTGGCTCTGGTGGCCGAATGATTTTCCAAAGCTTCCCATCAGGTCACAACGCAGACTACCTACACCTATCACGAATTGATGTAGTTGCTGGTCAAGAAGTAAAGCAGGGTCAGGTCATTGGACTTGTCGGTGGCTCAGGTCTTGGCAAAGAAAACGGCTATGGCGCACACCTTCATTTCTCATTCCGAGTCGGTGGCAAACCAACTATGGGTGCTGGAAACATTGACTATGAAGCCTTTAGAGGCGCACCTACAAGCGCCATACCTAGCAAACCTGCTACACCAGCTAAGCCAAGTGCTGCACCTGCCAAGGGTGTTAGAGCCTACCGAGGCACAGAGCTAAAGCGCGGCGAGCCAGCAGGTCCAGATGTGCTTTACCTACAAAACAAGCTAGGTGTAAACCCACCTGGTCCATTCGGTCCGATGACTCACAATGCTGTTGTTGCTTTCCAAAAGAAGCATGGACTACTGGCTGACGGAATTGTTGGCCCTCTAACTTGGTCAAAACTGGGATAACTTGCTCGAACGATTAGCAAAATCAAAAAGCCTACGGATAATCTCTGTGGGCTTTTTTCTTTTCTTTATGGCTTGGCAACCTTTACCTGCCTACTCTGCACAAGCTTCAGCCTATGTAACATGTCAAAATTCGGTTGGGGAAACCCAAGAGTTTGGAATTGGATGGAATAATGAAAACGACTACTTCTTGGATAAAGGCAACATTCCCCAGCACTTTTGCGAGGGTGGCTTTGCTGGTGAGTTCACCACTTTTGTTAGCGTGGTATCTTTTGACCGCAGTGAGCTGGATTCTAGTTTGCTTTACCATCCTGATTACAGTCCTAATCCCAGCCCTGAGCCTGTACCATCTCCTGAGCCGAGTCCAGAAGTTTCGCCAACGCCAGAAGTAGTAGAGCCAAGCCCTGAGCCAACTGTTGAACCTACCCCAGAAACTAGCCTTGAGCCGACGCCTGAGCCAAGCCCTGAAGTAACCGAAGAACCAGCGCCAGCACCTGTGCCTGAGCCTGCTGTTGAACCTACCCCAGAGCCACAACCTACTCCAATTAGCCCTGTAACGCCCGTAGAGCCGATTACACCTGAAATAAGCCCATCACCTACCCCTACACCTGAAAACACGCCTACGCCCGTTATAGAGCCTGAAGCCGAACAAAGTTTGATAGAAAACATCGCGCAGCTACCGCAACTAGCGTTAGAACAGGTTGCTAAACTTGTAGAGAACCTACGCTCAATCGGGTCGGATATGAGTCCAGAAGTACGAGAGCAGTCGCAGCAAGTAATTGTTGCCTCTGTGATTGTCACCCAAGTCGCATTGGCAGGTAGGAAGTTTTGAAGTTTCTAAAGGACCAACTAGAACAGTCTTGGACCATCCTCGGCCTAGGCATCGCTTGGGTAGTGCTTGAAGGCTCAGCCAAGGACTTTGCAGGTTGGGCAATTTTGGTAACAATGCTCATTTGGGCAGCAACTTACCCTTTACGGAAGGACTAACTTATGTGGTTAGACATCGCTCGGAGAACTTTAGCTGTAATCATTTTGAAGGTCACAGGCATCTTTGTTGGTGGCGCTGTAATCGGCCTTGAGGTCATTCAGGCTGTCGCTATGGCTGCCTTTGCTGGCGTTATTGATGTGAGCCAGGAGCTTTCACGCTCTTACCTTGCAGACGGTAAGATTGACGCTGACGAAATCAATAAGAGCTTCGGCAAGATTGCTGATAAAGGCCCTAGCTCGAAGCCCTAAGCTTCTGCCTTTCCTCAAAGGTCGTTCCGCCCCAAATGCCGTGCATCCCTGCTGACAGGGCATAGTCAAAGCACCTTAGCCTGACTGGGCAATCGTTACAGACCTGCTTGGCTACCTCAATCATCACTTTGCGGGATTCAAGGTCATGCTCATCTTCGGGAAAAAAGACACTCGGTAGCTCGGCACACTGTACGCCATCATTGTTTCTTATGGCTTCTTGCAACTCAATATATTTGCGTTCAATCTGGCGTAATGTCATAGGCTCACACTAGAGTAAAACCATCGTAAATAGCAAAGCCACGCCGAGAGATTAGCGTGGCCTTGCGACAAGGAAAAGAGAGGGAAACCTTGCCAGTAAATAAACTACCAGCAGGAACAGATACATTACTTGAGGCTGTGCTTCTTGGCGACTTTGCCAACGGCAGTCAAGAGTGGCACGACCTACGCGATGAGCCAGGTGCTATCGGTGGGTCAGACATTGCTCCAATCGCAGGACTATCACAATGGGAATCCGCGATTACTAAGTGGGCAAAAAAGACGAAACAGATACCAGACGAGATTCAGCCAAATATGTCAATGCGACTTGGTACGAAACTCGAAGCACCTATCTTAGAAATCTTTACCGAGGAACACCCAGAGCTAACTGTTTACGAAACAGGAACTTGGGCAAACAAAGAAAATCCTTGGGCAAGGTCAAACCCTGACGGCTTGTATCAGTTAGAAGACGGCACTTGGGGAATTGTTGAAGTCAAATTCAGTCGTGACTATTGGACAGGTGTGCCACAGGCTTATCGCGCACAAGTGCTTTGGTACATGAAGGTATTTGGAATCAGACAAGCAAAGCTAGTCGCGCTCGCAGGGTCAAGCTATCAAGAGTATGACATCGAGTGGGATGAATTTGAAGCGCAGATACTTTGGGATGCTGCGATTCGGTTTAGAGAAGCTGTCCTAGAAATGAAGATGCCTTACTGGGATGGAAGCAACTCGACACTAGAAACTATCAGGGCATTGAGTCCAGGCATCACTGACACCGAGGTTGACCTTGACGAATTAGGTATGCACTACATAAATTCGGTCACAGAATTTGAGAAGGCTAACGCCAAAATGACAGAGCTAAAAGCTAGAGTTATACAAGCAATGGATGGGGCAAAACGAGGTCTAATCTTTGGTGAGCATT